CCATAATCAGTTGTGAAAGGTTGTTCTTTCCAAGTATCACCATAACCACTTAATTCATGATAAGCAGTACCTGCGATATAAGTTCTCATTTGCTCTAATTTTTGAGCAATACTTGCAGAACCTATACCATGAGTAACATCAGGTAAAGTAGCATTGGCTGCATCAGCACCTTTAAGTGAATTAGGAATACCACTACCACCTTTAATAACTTTAACAAGAAGAAGAGTACCTTGTGCAACTTCTGAACTATTAGTAATAGATACAGGTTTTACTTCCATAATTCTAGCTAAAGCATAATCTGTTACAGACCCACCATTTCTAGTACTTGCTAAAGGAATTTTGATAACTTGATTTGTTAAAAACCAATTAGGTTGTGTTAATGGAGCACCAGCAACGACATGTTGATTTGAAGATGAAGCAACACCTACTTTATTACCAATGTTACCGCCTGTTTTGTAGTCACCAACAACTAATAGTTCAGAAAGACCATCAACAGCGGCTAATGCATTATCATTATAGTCTAGTTTTGTCTCCCCTAATAAAGTTGCAAGTCCTGGACTATTCCAAGCAGCACCAATATCAAGTTTAGCGGGAGTTGCATCAGGAAATCCAGATTCACCTGCTGTTTTAACACCTACTACATAACCATATCTTTTAAATGTGTTAGATGCTCTTTTGATAGCGTATTCAAATTTGAAATCGCTAGTTGGTTTCTTTTTGAATTTTGTTAATAGGTGAACAAAGGGATCTCTTTGGAAAGACAAGTTTGTATATGTATTACCAAAGTCATATTTTCTTTGTAAATCACCAATATTAGGGGAACCATCAGGAACACCTACACCTGTGTGGTCGCCTGTTCTACCAGGTCTTTGATTTACATTATCTACGTTAAAGTTATCACCTGCCCAAGGGTTAGTTTGTTGGGGATGCTCAATTGTTTGCGGTCTATCGACACCTTCACCTAATCCACCTGCGGTTCCTGTATCGACTCTAGGGGTTATGCCTGTATAATCATCAGCCATTTATAGCCTCACTTTCATTTAGTGCTCTGAGGCTGGGACGTTTTTAAGTTTTTAATCCAGCTCTAGAACGGGTTATCATCATTTTGCACGCCACCAAAAATGGTATTATACATCTGTTCTTCAGATGTCATGCCTTGGCCTGCGTTATTTGTTCCACCAATACTGGTGGGAATGTTTCTGACATTTTGCATTTGATTTTGAATATCTTTCTGAGTTGACTTTTGAATATTTTGTCTCACTTGGTCTTGATTTAAAACCATGTGCATTGTATCATATGTCATCGGTGTACTCTTAGCTCGATTTTCTAAATCCTGCATCTGCTCCTCGCTATAACCCATCTTCTGCATAAACGCATTGCGTTGACTAAGATGTTGTTGTTGATGTTGCATCTGCGTTGCTCGTTGTCGTTCTTGCTGTAAAGTATTAGTAACTATTGATTGAGCTTTATTTTCAACCATTTTATTAAATAATTTGCCACTATCTGATTCGGGATTTTTCGTAGCCTCATCCATGTCAAACATAAAGTCTTCATCTAACTTTAGTTCTTCTTGGACAGTTTTAGGTAATTCACCACCGCCTTTTAGATAGTTTTGCAATACTTCTACAGCACCTGAGTCTTCTTTCAAAAAGTTTATTACAGACTTAAAAGGTTGGAGCTCTTTAAGCTCGGCTTGTTGTCTTCTTGCATTTTTACTTGAATCGTCATATCTCTTCTTCCAATCTGTTGGATTCTGAGATTCATTCCCTTGTTTGTTATCAGTATTTTCTTCGGGGATCACTTCTTGTGATGTTGCCTGTTCTGACTTTGGAAGTGGGGTAACTTCCTTATCTACATTGAGCTCTCCGTCTAAAGCATTAAAAAATGTTTCAGAGGATTCAGACGAGGGGCCTTCAAAAGGGTTGCCTGCCTGATTTGTTCCTTCGGACATAGGACTCCGTTATTTTATTTCAAAGAGACGTAAATTTAATGGGTGTAACTTATTGTTGCTTTTTGTTTACTTGCAAATCTTTTTTTGCATTATTTATTTCTAATGCTAATTCTTTTCTTCTAGTATCAACTTCATTGTCCATAACATTACGAAGTAGTTTCTGTTTGCCTTCTGTTTCAACAAATTCTTTATTAAGGCCTCCTTTTACTTCTTCTTTCTTTTTAGTTATTTCCATTTCTGCTTGCATGACTTTACCTTTAATACCAGCTTGAACAAGTTGTCTTTCAAGGGTTTCAATCGTGCCTTCCTTATCTTTGATCGCTTCAGAAAGTTGTTGAACTTGCCCTGATAACTGTGCATATAATGATTTCCTCTTAGCTATTTGTTCTTTATTTCTAATATCTGTTTCTGCAAGAACTGCCATATCATCAACAACACCTTGAGCTAATAATTCTTTTAATTCTGCAAGATACGCCCATCTGTTAATAGGAAGTGTAGAACCTGAAATAACTCTGATGTCAAATTTAGCGGCTCCATAGTCTTTGAATTTTCCTACTGCTATACCTAAATCATTATAGTCAGGCATATTAATTTCAACTCGTTTTTCTTCCTGTAATGAATTTGGCTGAACAATTCTAAATACTTTATGAGCAGTATAAACAGCCTGTGAATACTGTTTAACAACTTCACCTAATTGTTTTAACGCAGGTTCGACTGAATTTTTCATCCAATATTTAATTCTTCTTGTTCCATATTCATCCATAGCCAACATTCCACGATATGTTTCGTGTTGAGAAGTTGTATCTCCTTGCATACTTGAGTAAATACCTGCAAGATATTCCATGTCTCCTTTACCTTGTTGGACTAAACCAAAGAAAGCATTTGGTAATGGCATTGGTTGAACAGGAGTTGGAGGATTATGCCCAGGTCTGTATTTCAACATAGCCCCTGGAGACGATGAGTAATTTTCCCAATCTCCTTCATCTACGGCACCTTCTTCATACATCCATCTTAAACTTGAGCCAAGAGATGCATTATGAACCATTAACTGATGAGCTTTATTTAATTCTTTTTGCTTACCAATTAATGGAGAAACTGCAGACATTGAATAAGGTGTTCCTGTCCATTTATAATGAATAGGAATTAAAGGATAATCGACAATCTTTTCATCTAAGATTTTTTCATATAATAAAACATCTCCTGCTACACAAGTTTGTTTCATTCTTGTTTGATTATATGGTATAGCTGAAATGATATTTTTAGCAAACTCATCTTGTTTCAAAAGGACATCAAATTCTTTTTTAGAAACAACCATATTTTCCTGTCTTGATGTCGCCTCTTGTAATTTAGCCATCATCTCTTTTTGAGCAACTTGTAATTGAGTTTGCGTTTCATCTTGCAACTTCCTAACTTCAAGTTGAGCTCGTTCGGGTAGCATCTCTCCACTTTGAACTGCTTTTTGTAATTCTGCTTGTGACTCTTTTAATTTAACCTCCGCCTCTGCCTGCATAACAGACATCTGTTGTTGAAGTTGTTGTTGTATTTGTTTTAGCTGTTGAGGGGACGGAGGGATTCTGTATGTTACAGAAACAAATGGTACTTTAATTTTTTCAAATAGTTCATACAATTCCAACATCGATTCTGTTTGCATTGGACTTTCTAAGTCAACAGGATCTGCAACATCTTTAGGTGTAAAATCTTTTTGATTGGCATTTTTGGCTTTTTCAGAATAATTCATTTCTGAATAATTCATGCCTGATGCTTTATTAATTTTAGGAACTAAGTCAGGAAATAATGCTTTTACATGAGATTTAGGTAATACTTTTCTTATCATCACATAAGAAGCATCTTTAAATAATATATCTCTCGATTTAGGGTCAACATATATATCAAATGGATGTGGTTGGGTAAGTATAACTTCACCTTGACCTCTATCAGCATCTTGATCTGCAGTAACTTGAATATATCCAATTGATTTATTAATAGAATCATTAACTGCATTTGAAATCAAACTAGAACCGTTGGATTGATACCAGATATAGTCAGCGATATCCGAAAATACAGCGGCTACATCTGAATCTGACCCCTCGGCTCCAACGGCTTGCCACCGAGGATTGTTAGCAGTTGCATAGAAGTTAAGCATCTCTACAATAGGTATGATTCTATTAACAGTAAATGTAGGCATACCTGCTTTTGTTAATGCCTCAACTTCACCATGTGTTAATTGATTGTCATTAGCAAAGTCTTCACCTTTTTGATTTATATATTCCCACTGCTTTCGAGTATCGTTATTAGCAGTAGTAAATATCTGTCTTATTTTTTCAGCTGCTTTTTGTCTTGCCATTAGTATCTCTTTCCAAATAAATTATTAAATCTATCTTGCTCGGTAATGTTTTTTGTTTCTTGAAATTTTGAAAAATATTTTGAAAGTTCTTCAGCTTCTTCTGCTGTGTCAAATCCTATTAAATCTTTATTTTTCATACCATATTGAATAGCAGTTTTATCGTCATATTCTTCTAATTTTCCACTAAAAAGACTTTTTCTAACCCTAGGAAAGACGTAATGTTTACCATCCATTTCAACCGTTCCTGAAAAGACAGTTTTATTGTCTAAAGTTTTTAAATCTTCAAATATTGCTCTTTTCATCCAAGAAGCTTGTGGGTTTTTATTTAATACATCTTTTATATAAGAATCCATTATGCTATTACCCAATCTTTTGCTGTAGGTTTACGCTTAGTAAATCCTACTTTGTTTTCTCGTAAATTTTGTGGTGGATATGCAAGCTTACAAGCATACGCAAGTGCATCAATGGCATCATCATGAGCCATTCTTGGTCCAAAGGTTATAATTTCTCTTTGCAATGAGTAGTGTGTCTTTTTAATATGGATCTGACCCACTGCAAATCTTTGTGAGAGAATTTCTTGTATCCTGTCTCTTTTAGACATTCGTGTTCCTGGTTTCTCTTCTTTCCACTTAAGACTAAAATCGTTCCGTCTAAGGCTCTCTGCTCTGATTGATTGGAAGAGAGGTTTTGACATTGTTGTGTCTTCAACTGTAAATACTTGTGGGTGATAAATCTTGTTCGTGTCGTACATATAGTCGACAATCCCCTTTTTATCAGAGCCTGGAATCCCCAAAACAGGCAAAGAACGCTTACGGATATAATCCAACACATAAACATTATTGTCCATATCGACAGCGATGGTGATGATGACAGAAAAGTCACTATCTCGCCTTACGGAGTCAGTAGCAGGGTCAACACCACTGAAAGTAAAAACGGGCTTAAGCTCACCAGAAATAACAATATAAGAAACTCCCGACTCAACATCATGTCTGAAGTCACCTTCCCAATATCTGATATGCTCTCTCGTAAAGATTGCATCATCTTCACTTTGAACTTCCATAAGATATTCTTGATAGAATTTTTGAGGTTGACCACTATCTGCATAAAACTTTTTCTTCCTTTCAATTTCTTCTTTAGGAAACCAAGAAGGCCAAAGTATATTTCCCTTCTTATCAATAGCTT